AAGCACTCCTTTATGGTTCTTCTGTTGGTGCTTTGGAAGGTGCTTTGGAAGCGGCAGTGGACATCAAATTTAAAAACCTTGGTGCTTCAAGTACGGCAAAGGTGCTTGGTTCGAAGATGTTGGAACAAGGAGCAAACGAGGCGGCAGAGGAAGGTCTTACAACACTTTTGGGAAATGTCGCAGATGCTATCATTATGCGAGACAAGAGTGCCTTTAATAATGCAGTGAGAACACATGAAGCAAATGGAGAGAAGAATCCAATCGGCAAGGCATTGCTTGAGGTTGGGGAAGATATTATCTATGATGCTTTAGGTGGATTTGTTTCCGGTGGTGTTCAGGCAGGTCCTAAGGTTTTATCCAATACTTCTCAGTTAGGAAGTACAGTGCGTGAGAACAATAACATCGAAGAACTTGGAAGTCTTGCATCTGAACTTAACAGTGACGGATTCAAGAAGTACATCGATGCTATTGAAAAGGGCAACATCAGCAATCTTCAGTTGGGTTCTCTTTACGAAGCGGTATCGAATGAGACAAAGAACAAGGCTGACAAGTCAACGGCAGATTCTATTATGAGAACTGTGGCAGACAGAGCAATTGAACTTGGAGATACCCAAAACTCCGGTATCATCGCATCAGCCATTCAGAAGAATATGCAAGGGCAGAAACTGTCTGCGGAAGAAAAATCAGCACTTAAGTCCGATACGGCACAGATCATCATGAAAGAGATTAAAAAGGACGGACTTGGAATAAAGATTTCGGATGAGATGAAGAGTGCATCCAATATTTACGAAAGAACAGAAGCGGTGTACACCACAAAGGATGCGACAAAAGGCAAGAAGATTGGCAATCAGACAGTAGACAATAAGTCCGGTGCCGAGATTAACATCGAAGGTATGTCCCTTGACAATGATGGCAACATGGTGCTTGAGACTTCCGAAGGAACAAGAAGTGTTGATGACATCACAGTTACCTACGCAGACTCTCAGATGCTCGACATTGCGAAGGAATATGAAGCAGATGTAAAAGGTAAGGGTGACCTTTTTGCATCTCTCTATGATGGCAAAACGGACATTAAAGAGTATAAGGCATCATTTGATATGATGTACAATCATGGAGAGTTAGCAACCGGTGACCAAAACATCACTCAGCACATGGGTGTTCTTAATGCAAATCAGGCTATTGAGATTTACAAGTCCGGTTTAAAGAATTCCACAGTGATTCAGCAGAATAAGGTCGACAAAGTGGTTGCGGCATACCGCAAGGAAAATCCGGGATTCAAGGAAGGCACATTCGATGATTCGAAGGTCAACTACAAGAATCTGACGAAAACGCAGAAGTCATATGTTGCATTCACAAGGGATTTCTTCACGAAGTTCACCGGAGCCAATGTGGTGATGTATGAGTCTTTCCTTGATGAAAAGGGCAACAGAGTCATGAAGAACGATGACGGAACAGTAAGGAAAGCACCGAATGGTTGGTATGACGCATCCACGAATTCCATCTATCTTGATGTTCACGCAGGCATTGACGAAAGAAATAAGGCATTTGAGTCCGGTCTTATCACTACTCTTTCCCATGAGACAACACATTGGATGAAAGAGAAATCTCCAACGGCATACAAGAATCTGACCAATGCGGTCATGAATGCTTTGGCAGAGGCTGAAGGAAAATCCATCGATGAACTTATCATGGCAGAAAGAGGAAGACTCTCGGAAAGAGATGGCAAACTCGCTTCTAAAGAAGCCGCTATTGACGAATTAGTGGCAAGAGCCTGCGAGGATATGCTTGGAAACAGTGAAAGGGTTCATGATTATCTTGCCCGGATGGATGCGGAAACAAGACATACCTTTGTTGAGAAGGTAAGAGGAATCATTCAGAAGTTAAAGAAGTGGATGTCTGAACTTCTTGGTGCATACAAGTCCGGTTCCGCAGAAGCGCAAGCAATCCGCAAAATGGCAGAGAACCTTGACAACATCGAACAGTTATGGTCCGAGGCATTCATGCAGGCAATTGAGACCAATCAGGCTATGCAGAATACGGAGAGTGCAATTAACGAGGCAACGGAAAAGGTCGGTGTTGCAGTTGACCTTGAGACAGAGTCGGCATCTCCATCCGTTCAGATGTCTGAAAGAACATGGACACATTCCGAGTATGTGCAGAACCGAGAGATTGCCATCAAGAATCTTTCCAAAGCACTTGGTGTTAGTGAGAAGAAGGCGGCAAAATATATCGATTCAATCAATAGTGTGGCTCGTCTTATTGCGGATGACAGAGTAAGACTCGACTATGCTCCGAACCTTGATGACACCGCATCCGTAATGAAACCGAACAGTGATTATAAGTGGTCCATTGATATGTCGACACTGTGTGCAAAGAGATTGCTCTTTACCGGAACATTCGATGCAATACAGAAGAGACTTCCAAACACCGCTTTGGATAGTGATGACATTGTAAATCTGCGTAAGATGATGATGGACAAAGGATATCAGGTTGCCTGCGGCATCTGTTATGTAGAATCCACAAGACGAGAAATCGGCACAATTACCGCAGACTTCATTGAAAAATACAAGGAATCACAGAAGACCGGAAAGCCAATCACTCGAACTAATAGTGAAGGCAAAGTGGTTGATTTGAAAAAAACGAAAGAACAGTTAAAGACAACGGCTGATAAGACCACGGATAAATTCTATGCAGAGAAGGATTACACACCGACTCTTGCAGAATTGAATACCACGGATATCGATATTGTCAAAAAAGAGCATCCGTTAGTTTATGAGGCATATCTTAACTATATGAATGCAAGAGGTCAATCAAAACCAAAGTTGCTTGAGACAAGAGCAGAATATAAGGGTGAGATTGCGAAGAAATTTGCAAGAAAGAAGGATGGCACAATCAATAAATCGACACAATCCATGAACGATTTTGGTGGATTGAGATTACAATCCTTCTCCGACTTTGAAATTGCTCATCTCATCGACATGATGCAGGTGGTGATGGATATGTCCAACGTAGGCTTGATGTCTCAGGCATACACGAAGGTCCCGGAATTTGCTGAAGTGTTCGGTGGTACCGGTGTGAAAATCAATCTGTCTTTGATTGCAAAGGGAAGCGGTCTTGATGCGAATGGAGAACTGATATTTGACGATGTGGAAGGTATCGACCATAAGAAGGCATTTGAATTGAGAAACAAATACTCCAAGAATGTCGGCACTATCCTTGTTGGTAAGAACGATTCACACATCATCAAGGCTATGGCAGATGACAGAATCGACTACATCATTCCATTCCACAAATCTTCTTGGAAGGAATCACTGTATGATGCTCTTGGTCTGACCGGATATGCTGATTACACTGATACTCAGCATGAAAAATCCATTGACCCGGACAGAAAGATTTCCGATTTCATGCCATCTGAGTATTGGGATTTCTCCAAGAGTGGTGATGAAAATGCACAGATTTATCTTGAGAAGTGTAAGGCAGACGGAAGAATTCCTAAGTTCCCACAGTTTCAGGGATACAAAGGCTATTGGAAGTTACTTATCGATTTCAAGATGTATGACAATGACGGAGTCGGTTCTCCTCAGACAGTGGTAAGACCGGAATTTGACATGGAAGCGAGTGAGCGCATCCTTAATGGATACGAAGGCGGTCATAGAAGTTTCCCGGTTGCTGAGGATATTGTGGATAAGTTTGTGGATGATTATAAGCAGAACCATCCGCAGATTCAGTATGCTGACCGGGTTGAATATGTCGATGATGTTACGCAGTGGATGACCAATCGTGCATGGAAAGATGTAAATAGAGTTGCAAGCGAGAATGTCAGAGGCGAGGCAAATGTTGTGCCAAAGACAAGAAGCGGTGATTTTATTATTCCATCCGGGGACGAATTGGTGTATACTAGACTTAACAAAAACGATATGGAAGATATCGAAATACATCAGATAATTCGTGTTGATGTACAAGAGGATTCCGTAGAAGAAGACACTTATCATCAGTATGTATTTGAGAGATTCGTAAAGGAGTATGAGAATGAAAGATATGAGAACACAAGCATTGAAGAGTTTGGGGAACTTACAAGACTTATTATCAAGAAAATGCTTGGCAGAGAAGTTGATATCAAAATCTACAGTAGACCGAATTACAAGTCCAATAGGCAAGATGGATTGGTCAGAAAAGAAGAAGCGAGCAGACGAGTTAGTTACCATTTTGGAGACGAGCAAGACGGAAGCGGAAGTGATTCAGAGAGCAGGTCTGTAATTCAAAATTCCGACCGAGCCTACATGGAAGCGGTAAACTCCGGTGACATGGAAACGGCACAGAAGATGGTGGATGAGAAGGCAAAGGAACTTGGTGCTAGAGTATTTCCAAACGGCAAACTTATAAACTACTATCACGGAACAAACGAAAACTTTACTTCTTTTGACATCGAAAAAGCAAAGCATGGTGTTTACGGATTTGGCTTTTACTTCTCACCAATGAGGTCGAAGGCAGAAAACTACACAAGCAAAGATGGAAGGCTAATTTCTGCATATATATTTACAGACAAATTAGCCACACATGATGATTACACATTAAAAGCCGAAGATGTAAAGAAGGTGCTAAACGACTTTGGTGTGCCGATTGATGAGCAAGAGCAATTATGGCACGGATATGAAAGTATTGAGGAATGGCTCAAAGATGATTCTGACAGAATTGCACTTCAAGAGATTGAAAAACGCATTTATAGAAATTCCGATGCTTCAGTTAAAGAAATTCTAAATGCATTCAGAACTGTATTTGGGTATGATGGCATTCAAGCAAACAATGAAACAATACTGTTCGATAACAAGTTGATTAAATCTGCCGAACCGGTAACCTACGATGACGAAGGCAATGTGATTCCTTTATCCAAGAGGTTTAACACGGAGAATGAGGATATCAGATATTCTGACAGAACTACACCGATTGCAGATGATGACTACAAGAATATTGTGAAGCATTTTGGCACAACCGGCAATTTCAATGTTGCAGGATATATGCTCCAAGACGGAAAGATGCTTGATTTCAGTGGAAAGCATTGGGGGGACACTACATCTCGCATGAGACAAGTGGACCACAGAGACATCCAAGAAGTTATTTCGGATGAAAATAATGGAGTAGATTCTATGGTCAGAATGATTTCCAATGGAAATATTCGACTCATGCCTGAAGACGGTGGAATCAATCTTGCGGTTGCTCCTTCAAAGAATCAGAGAACTGTCTTAAGACGGTACATCGAATACTTCAAGGGAGAAGTCACGGTGGACATTGATGAAGTGGGTGGTGACACTATTGAGTCCTTCAGATATGACAGAGGAACATCTGCTGATAGAGTAATGAGAGATATCGATAATTACTTTAAGGGTGGCAGACAGAGTGACCTTATGAGATTCCACACCATGTATTCCGACCGAGACACACAATCTGCCTACGAAATTCTTGATGAGAATCGCAGATACGAATCGGAAGTGGACAAGATTATCACTGACCACAAACTGATGCAGAAGAAGATGGAAATCGAGAAGAAGTACACGAAGGTGACTCCGAACTACGAACAGTTGTCTTCCGAAGCATCCATGCTTATTCACCATGTCGGAAGTGCCTACGATAAGGTAGTGCTTGCGAAAGAGTTAAAGAGTGTGTACAAGGGCATTCAGAGTGGAGAAGATTGGAACATCACAATGGGTAAACTGATGGATATTGCAGAAGGTGTTTTGAAAACTGCGAATGAAACCATCGACCTTACGGATTCCTATGCGGATGTCGTAATCAATAAGTATATTGAGAACGAAGCAAAGTGGCATCTTGCGGTTGAAATGTACAATCGGTTATGGAACATCTATCCGGTCAAGACCATGTCTGAGAAGCATCGCAATGATATCAAACAGTTGAAGGCAGAGCATCGCAGGGAGTTAGACCTTTTGAATCTCAGAAAATCGTGGATGGCGGCTAAGGATAAGAATGAACTCAGAAAGAAAGTCACCAAAGCGAGAGAAGATGCACTTGAGGAAGGCAAGAAACGTTTTGAGGAGTACAAAGAAAAAGACAAGAGAAGAAGCAAGATTAACGCAATCACCAAAAAGGCTCTTACTCTTAACGAGTGGCTTGTAAAGAACAATAAGGACAAGCACATTCCTGAACCGATGAAGGATGCAGTGATTCAACTTATTGCATCTATCGACTTCTCAAGTAAGCAGATGCTGAGTGACACCGGAAAGAAGGCTCATCAGCCGACCAAAAAAGATATCAGCATTAACCATGCACTTGCAGGTCTGAGAAAAGCGGCAGAAGATATCAAGAAGGGTGAAGCGGAAGCAAAAGAAAACGGTTCGGTTTACCTTGACCTTGACCTTCCTGATTCCATCGTGGAGACAATTGGTGCGTTAATAGACCGCACGAACAATCTTGCGAAACAGTACGGAGATGCAACGTATGTGCTGAATCACATGACCTACGATGAATTGGATTCTTTAGACGAAGTGATTACCATCCTTAAGGGTGCAATCTCTAAGGCAAACAAGAGTTTCGTTCTTGGTCAGAATATGCTTCGTGGAGAAATTGCAAAGAGGCTGATTGAATTTTCCAATGGTCTTTCCGAAAAGAAGATGGACAACGATGCAACGGCATTCCTTGAGTATAAGAATACAACACCATACTATATGCTGAAGAGATTGGGACCGGAAGGTGAAAGAATCTTTAACGCACTCATGGATGCTCAGGACAAGTTGGTGTTCATCGAGGATGAAATCGAAAGATTTGTTGGTGACACAGTAAATGCTGAGAAGATTAAAGAGTGGTCGGAAGAAATCCATGAGTTTACCATCAAGGGTATTCTTGGCAAGGATAAGAAGATTCAGATGACAACGGCACAGATGATGTCCTTGTACTGTCTGAATGAAAGAGATGCCGCAAAACTTCATCTTGAAGGTGGCGGTATCAGAATGACCGACATCAAGGTCAATATGCTTAAGACGATTAAGGACCACTTCGGTACTTCGTTGTCAAGTTCCGACCTTGCAAACATTCTCTCGACACTTACCAAGGAACAGAAGGATGTAGCAATTGCACTCCGGGATTTCATGTCGACAAGAGGTTCTGACTTAGGTAATGAAGTCACACTTGCAAGATGGGATATCAAACAGTTGGTGGAAACCAAGTATTTCCCAATGGACACAGTTGCACAAGATGGAAACCTTGATAACATCGGCAACAAGGAAAATAGCATTTACCGGCTTCTGAATATGAACTTCATGAAGAGTCTTACACCAAATGCGAACAATCAGTTGATTATTGACAACATCTTTGATGTGTTCACAAGGCATATGACGGAAATGGCAAAGTATAATGCTTTCGCACTTCCACTCCTCGACACACTGAAGGTATTGGGATATTCCGAAAAGGTATTCCTTGAGGAAGGCTCAGTACAACATGAGACAATTTCTGTTGCCAAGTCAATCAAGAGAGCATTCGGTCAGAATGGTTACAGTTACATCGTAAATCTTCTGAAGGACCTGAATGGTGCGGAAGTATCACCGAGAGATGAGTCGATTCCGAAGACACTGATGGCAAACTACAAGATTGCTTCGGTTGGTAATAACCTTAGAGTTATGGCACTTCAGGGAACGGCTTATGTAAAGGCATCACTTGTTATGGATGGGAAATATCTCGCAAAGGCAATTGCAACAAATCCGCTTGATGGAATTGAAAAGGCAATGGATAACAGTGGCATTGCGTTGTGGAAGTCCAAAGGTCATTATGACATTAACATTTCACGCAGTACGGCAAAGAGAATCAAGCACGATGAGAGCCTGAAGGACAAGATTGTAGACCTTTCCATGAAGGGTGCAGAGTGGGGAGATAAACTCACTTGGGGTTATCTGTGGAATGCCTGCGAATTATGGGCAAAGGATAACACGGCATACAAGCATGGTTCTGAGGAATTCAACAAAGCGGTGTCGAACAAACTCCGGGAGATTATCGTAAGGACTCAGGTGGTTGACTCCACACTGACAAGGTCTCAGATGATGAGAGATAAGTCGGCTATGGTACAGACACTTACTGCATTCATGAGTGAAAGTACGATGACTTACAACTACTTGTCAGATGCATTCTTTGAGTGGAGTCTTGATGCGAGAAAGGATGGCAATTCCTACAAGAGTACTTTCACAAAGCATGGAAAGAACTTTGCAAAATCTGTCGGTGTGTTTACACTGTCGGCATTTGCAACGGCATTGTCCGGTGCCTTCTTTGATGCATTAAGAGATGACGATGAGGAGAAGGAGTTTGACGAGAAATACCTTGAGAATTTACTTGAGGCTCTTGGAGATAACTTAAATGTATTCTCTACGTTGCCTATTCTCAAAGACATCGTGTCTATCGCAAAAGGATATAGTCCTTCGAGATTTGACGAGCAATCTTTCACCAATCTGTATCAGGCATACAGACAGTGGGTAAAAGTGGTTGAAGGAGATGGAAACGTATACAAGGCATCCTACAAAACATTGCAGGGTATGTCTCAGTTGACCGGACTTCCGATTTCAAATCTTGTGAGAGATGTAGTCGCAATGTGGAATTCCACAATCGGAGAAGTTTATCCGTCTTTAAAAATTGAGCAATAAAAATGAGGTGGTAGGTTAGAAATAGCCTACCACTTTTCTTTATACTTAGAGTAGTTAATAAAACGGAAAGGAGCATATCAATGGACAGAATTGTTTACAGACTCACCCTTGATGCAATGAAGGGTGGAATACAGAAAATTCTGCAGGGATTTAATACCGGGGAAGACCTTGCAAGAAGAATTGTCATCAACATTGTAGCAAATGGACATCCTCTTCTGCTGAGTGAGAACCACGTTGCTTGTATGTATGTCACAAAACCGAACATGACCGAACCTTGCATCAACGAGTGCGTTATCGAAGAGAATCAGATTATCTATGATGTACTTCGGACAGACATTGATGCGGAAGGTCTTGTGAAGATGAAACTCAAGGTCATCGATGATGGTGCGGTCCTCATGTCTCCGTCCTTCGCAATGGAAGTGAACGAGAGTGAAGCAGACGATACCGGAGCAACGAAGACACCGACCTACACGGCACTTGAGCAGGCACTCCTGAAAGCCAATGAAGTGTACAACGGAAGAATCACATCCATCTCCTTGGATGATGACCATATCTTCCATGTCAACTATGCTGACGGAACAAGTTATGAGTCCGACACTTTGACCGCACTCATTGGAATCGAAGAAGCCGAAGAAAGCAGAATCCTTGCGGAAGAAGGTAGAGTAAAGGCAGAGGTCGAAAGACAGACCGCATTCAGCAAGGCAATCACAGAATCGAATGCCGCAACGCAGAATGCGAATAACATCGTTGATGATGTGCATGAACTTCTCAATGGTGGCGGCATTGCCACTCCAACACAGATTGCGAATTGGGATGCATCTGCACATACACACGACAACAAGGACATTCTTGACAACACCACGGCATCCTTCACTGCAGAAGACAAGCAGAAGTTAGACAACGTGTCGGAGTATGAGCATCCGACAAGCGGAGTTACCGCAGGAACGTATTTGAATGTCACTGTGGATAAGAATGGTCATGTAACAGAAGGCAACAACAACGTGACACATAAGCATCCTGCATCCGATGTGACCGCAGGAACACTTGGTGGAGATGTCTCTGCTCCTGCAACCACAAACTACAGTGGTCAGTTGGTGCGCAACATCGTGGTTTTGGATGCCGACCCGGGCGAGGGAGCAAACGTAAACTATAACAACGGCACTATCATTTTTGCGAAGGGGTAGGTGGTAACATGGGAAACACATACCTTACTGAAACCGCAAAGGCGGCATTATTGGAAAAAGCATACCTTGTGGAAGGTGGCAAGACAGTGCCGCTTGGCATTGCCTACGATGTAGAAGGTGGAAAGACAGTGCTTCTGTGGTCCGGTGGTTCGGCAGGTGGATTCATTGTCATTTCGAATGACACATATGATGCGACCATTTACAAGACAGATGATGGTATCACTTTGGAGCAGATTGGCACTTACCACTTTGGCTCTACATCAGGTGCGCACTTTGCAAAAATCATCGGTGATTATCTGTGGATGGGTGGCTCGGAAGGTCAATTGGTGAAAATGTCTCTTAAAGACGGAACATATACCAAAACCAATCCTATATATGACCTTGTCGGTGGTGTGTCCACATACTACACCTACTCAGATGTGAAAGAAGTCAACGGAAGCCTTTTTGTTTGTGCGACTTGCAATTATACAAACGGCAGAGGAACTTATCTTCTTTGGTCAAGTGATGGCGGTACAACGTGGAGTTATCATCAAATCAGCACAACAGCAACGTACAAAGCATGGATAGAACACGTAAACAACGTGTATTTTGTTCTTGCTGATTTTTCAAACTCAAACGTGCTTTACATTAGCGCAGACCTTGCGACATGGACATCAAAGTCAATGGGTGGTTCTACTTACGATTCATGCGGATTAGTGTCTTATCAGAACCGACTTGTTATTGCACAAGTATCAGGCGGTGAGGCTATGGTCAGACGTTCTGAAGAAAATCCGGGAACATCACCAACATTTACGTCTCAATATACAGATGTTGCTATTAGTTCGTTAAATCGACCAAAGGTAGCAAATGACATCTTGTTCTTGTTGGAGAATACGTCGACCGGAAGGATGATTTATTTCGACACCGGAATAAATATGAATTTTACCACGATAAAATTCGGTGAAGTGTTGTATGACATCGTATACAAAGATGGATTATATCTGTTGGGTACAAGCAAATACCTGAGGCAAAATCCTAATGATAAGATTTCAAGTCCGGGATACTTCCAAATCGGTAATCACACAACCTACATTAAGTTTGTACTCGCAAGGGGGGAATAAAATGAAATTATTGTTAGACAATCGAAATCTGATTCTTGTCATTTCCAATGACATTGAATTTGGAACATTTGAAGGAGAAGAAAAGTGGAAGGTCGGAAATAAGATGTACTTCATCGATGATGACTTCTCTGTTGCAGAAGTGGAATCTGTTCCGGTGGAAGTCATCCCGGACAAGTACTTCTACATTGACGGAGAATTTGTACTGAATCCGAACTACTCCAATCCTTCTGAGATGGAAGCAAAAGTCGAGGAGTTAGAAGAGTTGCTTTTGGCATCTGACGAGGCGGTAGTTTCCTTGTATGAGATGCAGTTAGTACAAGATGAAATCAATATTGCCCAAGATGAGGCAATCACTGGTTTATATGAAATCATGTTAGCATAGGGGGTGAAAAAGAATGGCAAACATCAACTTAGTTCCAATTGCACAGAGTTATTGGAGACTTATCAAGAAGGGTAGAAAGACTTTCGAAAGTCTTGATGACTCCATGCAGCCACTTGTGAGAGACTTGGCAAAAGCAGATGTCAAGGATGGTGTGATTACACCGGAACAGTATGAGAGTTACATTGGCGAAGATTACGTTGCTGAGTAACGCAAATAGGGAGTGCCGATGGTACTCCCTATATTCAAAATTTAAGGGGGAAAACCTATGACACTACAAGAGATATTAAGTCAATTGGGGGCAGGTGGCATCGGTGTGTTGGTCTTAATATTTCTGACACTTGTCGAGGTCACACCAATAAAAATCAATCCGTGGTCCGTATTGCTGAAGTGGATTGGCAGAAAGACCAATGCGGAATTATACAGTAAGGTAGATGCACTTAGTGCTGAAATGGAGACATTCAAGAAGGATTTCGAAAACAAGAATGCGAATGACCTTCGATGGTCGATTCTTGGTTTTGCTTCTTCGTGCAGAAAAGGGGACAGACATAGCCGGGAAGAATGGAAACACGTTGTTGACCAAATGGCATTTTACGAAGAGTATGTCAAGAAGAAGAACATCACGAACGGTGTCATTAAGGAAGACACGAAGTACCTTCGTAATTTGTACCACAAAATCAATTCAGAGAACGATTTCGATTAAGGGGGACCGGTCATGAAGAAGATAAAGACACGAAACCTTGTACTGATTGTATTGGGAATCTTTATTGCTTCCTTCATCATTGCGATGACGGTTATCTTCTGCGTGAAGGGAAGCGTTCCTGACACACTGATTCAGTACACGTTAGGTGCCGGGGGAGTCGAGGCATTGGCACTTGCCGGCATCACAATTTCAAAGGCAATCGTTGGTGAGAAGGCTGACGAGGAAGGAGAGGAAGAACTATGACATTTTTATTGAATGGTATTAAGAAATTCTTGGAGATTATCAATGAGAATTGGACACTGATTACTGTTGTTATTGGTCTTGGTATTTTAGCATACACAAGAATCAAGAATTATCTTTCGTTATCCAATGAGCAGAAAGTAAATATTGCTCTTAATCAGATTCGGAACATCGCATTGAAATTAGTTACCGATGCGGAAGAAGAGTACGAAAAATGGGTTAAGGCAGGTCCAATTAAGAGGTCTGAGGTTATTAAGCAGATTTATAAGGATTACCCAATTTTAAGCAAAGTGGCTGACCAAGAAGCATTACTTGAGAAACTTGATATGATTATCGATGATGCGTTGGATGAAATGCGCAGAATAATCGAGGAAAAGACAAAGGTTAACGAATAAAAAGGGAGTGTTACAAAATGGGATTTACAAATAGTCCTTTAGTTAGTTATAAAAGAATTTCTCCACACAAAACAGTAAACAGAAACCATGCGATTGATACGATTACAATTCATTGCATTGTTGGTCAATTGACCGCAAAGCAGGGATGTGATTATTTTGCCACAACAGACAGAGATTGTTCTTCTAATTATGTTGTAGGCAAAGACGGAAGCATTGGACTTTCTGTTGAGGAAAAAGACAGAAGTTGGTGTTCTTCAAGTAGAGAAAATGACCATAGAGCAATTACAATTGAGGTTGCATCCGACAAAACGAGTCCATACAAGGTGACCGATGCCGCATACAAGGCACTAATTGAACTGTTGGTGGATATCTGTCAGAGAAACAATATACCGGAACTGAAGTGGAAGGCTGACAAGAATCTGATTGGTCAGGTCGACAAGCAGAACATGACGGTCCACAGATGGTTTGCAAACAAATCTTGTCCGGGGGATTACCTTTATAATCTACATGGACAGATTGCCGATGAGGTCAACGCACGATTGAAGAAGGCATCTGCGAACAAGCAGGATGTACTTTATCGTGTTCAGGTCGGTAGTTACAGTATAAAATCCAATGCCGAATCCATGATGCAGAAGTTGAAGAAGGCAGGCTATGATGCTATAATTGTAGAGGCAAAGAAATAGGGATAAAAACAATATACATCATCTACGTACGGAAGAAACTAAACGCAGATGATGTATATTACAAAATTCAAACAATTTAGCCATCCTCATGCGAGAAATGGCTTAAATGTTTAGTTTGAAATGGAGTTCTACCGGTGCCTGCATCCATCCTCTGACATTAGTCTCTTCGGAAGACTTTTTCAGACGAGTGCTTTTGTCTCGGTAATAGGTGATTCTTTCGATACATAACTTCAACAGTTTGTTCTTCTCTTCTGCTGATACTGTATCATCGAGCAGAGCATCGAGTGCGGCTTTAAAGGTAGCAATTCGTTCCTCATAATTGACAACAATGACATTATTTCGTTCCTCAACCAAAGAGAGGGTTACTGCTTTTTTATCGGCAAGTACCTTCTCTTTTAGTTTTTCAAAGATTGCCTTCGGCATATCTTCTTCTGAATACTTTTCCCAAAGAGAAATTTCCTTGTCCTCTAATTCTTGCAATCTGCGTTCCAATAATGCAATCGTGTCGGTCTGTCTTTTTATTGCCTGCTTGTCATTGAGACTCATTTCCGCTTCGAAGTTTTCGATGTTCTCTCGCAGTGTGTTTGCCACTTCCTTCAGTACATAATCAGCCTGAACAGAACCGCATCCGCAGATGTGTTGTCTGTTGCACATATATCGTGGCTCGGCATTTCGTAAGGACCGTGGCTTAAGTGTAACCGCATGACCACATTTTTTGCAGAACACAAGACCGGAAAGAGGATTTTTTAATTCCAAGTCACTCTTGATTCTTGGTTTTCCCTGCTTGCGTTTTCCATAGCATTTGTAGAATGTGTCCTCATCAATGATGGCTTCATGTCTGCCATCGAAAAGCAGATATTCCTTGTTCTTTAATCTTGCGGTATGGATTTCCATGCCTTCAACGATATGTTCGGTTTTATTGTAATCCCATCGTATTTTCCCTACATAATGCTCATTTGCTACAAGGTCACGCAAACCATTATATGTCCAATGATTTCCACTTGGGGAAGGGATTGCCATCTGATTCAGTTTTGTTGCAATGTTGCCAAGACCGATGTTCTGATTAACGTGCAAGTCGAATATCATGCGGACAATCTGTGCCTTTTCTTCGTCAATCTCCAAAGTGTGGATATTCCGCTTACCTTCCTTGAGAACCAATTTCTTGTATCCGTAAGGTGGTTTGTTTGCGATAAAGCATCCGTCCTCTATTGCCGCCATCTTTCCACGCTTCTGTATGGTTTTGTAGTATTCAAGGTAATCGTTGCCTCGTTTTAATTCTCTTTCAAATGCTTCACGGTCGAAATCATTTTCCAAATCATAAATCTTGACCGGTGTAATAACCTTGGTAGAAGTGTAGCGGAGCAATTTAATCAGCCTTCCGCAATCTTCAAGGTCTCCTCTCGATAGTCTCTGCGGCTCAACGCACAGAATTGCTTTAATCTTCGGAGACTCAATTCTTTTAAGCATCTTCAACGCTTCCGGTCTTCCATCTAAAGTCTCCCCGGAAACTACTTCACGATATATATTCTCTTCCGGTATTGGACCATCTAGGTTCTTTTCTGCCCAATCCGATAAAATCCTCGAATGCTTCTCTAAAACTTCCTCTACGGTCAAATTAGGCTCGTCAGAACGAGACTTACGCAAATACTCTAGAGTTTCATCCGGTTTAAATGTATAGTGTTGTTGATAATACAATAGCATCATCCTTTCTAAAATTCTTTTTTCTTTGCTAAAAATTAATTTGATTTTTTACTAGTTTAGTATTATTATACGAATTGTATAGCACTATTGTTATACAACAAAATATACCTCATGCAGAAAGGAGCGTTGTTATGATTGATAATCATACTATTGCACTCCTTGAAAAAGTGAAAAGCGAGGTTTTGTGTCGCTATAATGTATTCAGGAGAACACATAGGGCAAGTACAATCGGATTAAGACTATAGTTTATTTTTCCTCTTGAAACTCGAACGAATGTTTGATATAATTTAGACATCGCTATCTTAGTATCACAGTGTGAGTTATGAGGTATTGTATGAACTATAAAAGTAAAATTATTGAGTTACTAGGGAAAATTGATAATGAAAAATTCCTTCAGTATCTATACATATTGTGTAAAGAATTTTTGAAGGATAGAGTAGTCTGAAAAGGCTACTCTTTTTTTGTTATCCCAACAACTTCCCTTGCCTTCTCTTCGAGCCACTTCCATTCTTCCGGTGTCATTCTTGACAGAACGGAAATCAATCTGCTCTTAAAACTATCGTCTTCTTCTTTAAGAAGGTCGATAGTCAGTTTTGCAATCTCTTCCTCTAAAGACATATCGAGGAACATCTCACCTTTTCCGGTCCGTAACCAATCTTCGTTCACGTTATATTCCATGCAAATCAATCTAATAAAAGAATCTTTAATTTCAATACGATTTCCTTCTATATTTGCAATGGTGTCCCTAGAGAGACCTATCTTTTTCCCAAATTCTGATTGATTCATTTTTAATGATGTTCGTACATCTTTTATCCTTGTGTGCATTTTTTTCACCACCTTCCTCACTTCCATGATATCACTTTTCTTTGTGTAACGCAACACATTTCTGCAAAAATAATGTCAAAAAAAGTGTTGACAAACACAAAAACGTATGATAGTCTGTGTTCAGCAACACAGAAAACAGTAACAATTGCAACTAGAAAATATCACCAAACGGAAAGGAGAACCAAAATGAGTGACGAAAGCAAGAAAATCTTAACAAGTCTCACAGATGCCTTATCTCAGGCAAACGAAAGTCAGCGTGATTACCTTATGGGATATGCAGAAGGAATCATTCAGAGCAACATCAAGCGTGAGCAAAAATCCAAGCATAAGAAAAAGAAGTAGGAAACACGAACAAGCGGTAGTTCATACCGTGTAAGCAAAGGGGGTAAGTAAAATGCCTACATTTATCGTCACGGTAGAAAGACCGGTGCTGACAGAAGAAGAAAGAAACAGAAGAATGGAAGCAATCAAAAGAGGTACGGTAGAGTTTTTACTTGCCGTAGAGAAAGGAAGGAACGAGAGAAATGGCAAAAGAATGGATGACAGATGCAGAGGTTGAAATTGAAATCGCAAGACTTCAGGCATCAGAGGAAGTAAAACTCGCAAAGAAGGAGCAACAGATTCTGTACAGAAGAAGACAGTATTGTTATCAGTTGCGTTCCATGGAAAAGAGAGGCAAGCAACTTAAGGCAGACGGAGTAACGTTGGAGAACATCGAGAGCAGAATGGGTGGGGGTACAGAAGATGAAAACGTTTAAGAGCATCGCAATGGCAATCGGATTCTTGATTGCGCTTGCAGGTCTTTGCATCTGCGGATGCGAAACAACAATGGACAAGCAGATGACTAACTTCGTAATCGGAGTTCCGGTGATGGTAGTCGGTGCAATAATGGTTTGTCTTGGTTTTGAATGGCATGAAGAAATCTAAGAATGAGAGGAGTAAAGACAATGAAAGTAAGAGTGACAGTAAAAAAAGTGCATAAGTACGACAGAATTTCCTTTATGTTCCCGGCAATGGAAGCCGCAACGAAGTTTATTGATGTGACAATGCAAACGGCAGAGACAGAAGTCGAGTTTGAAGTTGAGCCAATTTATCCTGAGCCAATTGCAGAAGAAACCACAGAAGAAGGAGATGAAGAGTAATGAGTATGGAGATTAAACTTAACAATTACGAAGTGCCTGCAGTTATCGATTTCAATTATGAGGAAATCAAGACGGAACTGCAGAAGATGATGGATGAGTACGCATCCTGCGTATATACGGATGATACCGTAAAGGAAGCAAAGAAAGACAGAGCAGATTTGAACAATCTGAAAAAGAGCATCAACGCAAGAAGACTTGAGTTGGAGCGTGAGTACAATAAGCCATTTTTTGAGTTTAAGGCAAAGGTAAATGAACTTATTGGTATCATCGACAAACCAATCGAGATTATCGACACAAGAGTTAAGCAATACGAAGAGGAACAGAAATATAAGAAACGGACAGAGATTGCGGAGTACATAGCAAACAATACCGAGAATCCTGACTTGTTTGAGTTGGCATGGGATGATGCATGGCTGAACGCTTCTACTACCATGAAGAAGGTCCGTGAGAAGATTACAGAACTTGATTCGCAGTTTACAAGAGAACTTAACATCTTAAAGGATTTTTCGGAGTATTCGTTTGAAGCAATCGAGAAGTACAAGCAGACACTTGACATCACAGAAGCAATCGAAGAAACGAAGAGACTTTCAGCGCAGGCAAAGAGAAAAGCAGAGTTTGAAGCACAGAAGGAATCGGAGAAAGAAGTCCTTCCGTTTGAACCGGAAGATAAAGAATATGTTCCATTTAAACCGGAGAAAGAAGAAGCAAGTGAAGGTTTCCTTCCGTTTGGTGAGAATCAGGCAGAACCGACACTTGAAGTGGAGTTGAAATTCTTCGTCACTCCAAGTCAGAAACACAGATTATTTCAGTTGTTGTCTTCGAACAACTTTGTATTTACAGAGCGTTAGGGGGATGGATGTATGCAAAAGAAGTTAATGGAAATTCAGACAAAAATCAAAGCACCGAAGAATCTTTACAACAAGTTTGGTAAATTCAATTACCGCAATGTAGAAAGCATTTATGAAGCGGCAAAACCATTCTTGGAAGAACAGAAGTGTACGCTTCATCTGACGGACGAAATCGTGGAAATCGGTGGGAGAGTTTATGTCAAGGCTACGGCAACATTATGTGACCTTGAAACAAAAGAAACTTTTTCGGTTACCGCTTACGCAAGAGAACCTTTGGAAAAGTCCGGTATGGATGCTTCACAGATTACCGGTACCGCTTCTTCTTATGCACGAAAGTATGCCTTGAACGGATTGTTCCTGCTTGATGATTCAAAGGATTCTGATGATGAAGACGAGAATGCTCAGGCAGAAGCAGAGAAGCAGAAGGAGTTTGAGCGGAAAGCGGAAGATATCGCAAGCATGAAGATTGCTCCGGTCAAGGTAAACATTATCAAGAAGAAGTGTGCCGAAGATGGCATCCCGGAAGAAAAGGTCCTCAAGTTGTACAAGTTAAGTAGTTTCGAAAACATGACAGAAAAACAGTTTAAGAATGCTACGGATAATTGGAAGAAGATTGTGGAGATGTAAGCATGGAAACAACCGGAAGATTAACTTCGGTCACGAAGGACATCATAAGCGGAAAACTGAATATCACGTTTCAGATTGATACGGCACCGGTGGATGACCTTAATGCACTTGCACAGATGGAGACCATCGACATCAAAGCGGACAAGCACCGGAAGAAGCGGTCCTTGGATGCAAATGCATATTTCCACGTTCTTGTCGGAAAGATTGCGGACAAGACGACCATCTCAAAGGCAAAGGCAAAGAACATTCTGATTACCAAGTATGGTCAGCCTGAGTTGTTGCCTGATGGCTCTCCTCTGATTTACAAGAGCAATGCTCCGGTGGAGTACATGATTGAACTTGAGAGCATCCACAGTATTCCGGTCAAGTATGTCGAAGATGCGACCTTCTACAAGATATACAGAGGTTCGCACACGCTCGACTCAAAAGAGATGAGCATCTTGATTGAAGGAACAGTGGCAGATGCAAAGGAGTTAGGCATCGATACGATGACTCCAAATCAGATTCAAAGGATGGTGGCGGCATGGCAAAGCAGAGCATATTAGTCGGAAGCATGGAGTTTTGTATGGTATGCGGTAGACCGCATCCACACAAGCACCATGTGTTCGGAGCATCGAACAGAAAGTGGTCGGAAAAGTACGGACTCTATGTCCCATTGTGCTATCTGCATCACAACGGAAGTGCCGAAGGGGTTCACTTCAACAAGGAGTTTGACACAAAGTTAAAACAGTATGCGCAAGAAAGATTCCGAGAGGAATATCCGGGGGTAGACTTCGTTTCCACCTTCGGCAGAAATTACATTGAAAAGGAGAAAAGAGAATGAACAGAGTGATTTTAATGGGAAGATTAACAAGAGACCCGGATGTGAGATATTCGCAGGGAGCAGATGCAATGGCAATTGCACGTTATACGCTTGCGGTAGACAGAAGAGGCAAGCGGCAGGAGAACAGTTCAGAACCAAGCGCAGACTTTATTTCATGCGTGGCATTCAAGAACAATGCAGAGTTTGCTGAGAAGTATTTACGGCAGGGAACAAAGGTTGTGATAGAAGGTCACATTCAGACCGGTTCCTACACAAACAAGGATGGTCAGAAGGTGTACACAACAGATGTAATTATTGACTCTCAGGAATTTGCAGAGAGCAAGGCACAGACTCAGGATAATGCACCATCGGCACCGGAACCAAGTTCTGTAGGTGATGGGTTCATGAACATCCCATCGGACATCGATTCTGACGAGTTACCTTTCAACTAGGCGGCTTATGATTAGACTTTGTGTTGCCACCCTTCACTATATACGTTTTGGAGAACAAGAATATCACTTGATAGTGCATTGTGCCTTATATATTCTTCCGTTTTACATTTGCTTTGGATTTACATGGCGACTTGCGGTTCTTTTTATAACGCATATTGTGATTGATGCATTAAAGGCTAGATACGGCAGAATAAACTATATTGCAGACCAAGTAATGCATTATGAGTGGCTATTTATATTTTTGGGTTAAAAGGGGGCAAAGTGATGATTGAGAAGATATTGGAGAGGTTGGAAGCGGAAAAAGCAAAAGGACACTATGATTTCAACAGTGTCATTGGAGAAAAAAATGTTTGGCAAAAGGCAATCGAAATCGTGCAGGAAGTAGCAAAGGAATATGGTAATGGGTGGATTTCAGTAACAGAGCGATTGCCGGAAGAACAAGATGAATATTTGGTATGGTGGACAGCAGATAGTTTCAAAGGAAAATGCTTTTACGAAATTATTGAATACCATTTAGAAGATGGTTGGATTGGAGAGATACCTCAAGCACCATTTGGTAAATACACTGTGGTTGCGTGGATGCCTTTGCCACCATATAAGAAGGGAGAGTAAAGCATGGAGAGATTAGTGGATAACATCTACACATTCAAAGGTAAGGTTGATGATGTGGAGAATGATTACATTATCAAGGTTCAAGAGAAATTGAAGTCTTTGGATGACAAGCAAGAACAAGGATTGCTGATTGAATTGCCTTGCAAGGTGGGAGATACATTATACCAAAAAAGAAAAGATGGTATGTATGAAATAAAAGTTATTGGCTTAGTGTATGACATTATAAACAAAAAGTGGAAGTTGGAAATCGCAGTCGCAGTTCAACTTAGAGGAGATTGGACTAAAACGGTTTGTTCAATGGAATGTGTCGGGAAAACAATTTTCTTTACAGAAGCCGAAGCAGAAGAAGCACTTGCAAAGATGGGAGAGTGAGAGCATGGCATTTGTAATAGCCGATGACAAGGTGGAAGATTTTCTTAAAGAAAAGGCTGACAAGAAGTACTTGGAAGAAGTAAGAAAGAACGAAGAAGAAAAAGAGCGTATTCGGAAAATCAAAAACGTAGAAAACGATATTGATGAATGCACTATAGCGCACAGTGTGAAATTAAGAAGGGCATGGAAAAGAAATGGAAGCAAGTAGGAAAAGAATATTTGATAAGAACTGCGTTTTCTGTAAGAGGTTTTGGACCTGCAATGGAAAAGCAAGTAAGGAACAGTTATGTGTGAATTATGAGGAAATCGAGGTGAAGAAGAATGGCAGACAGAAGAATGTTTACGAAGAAGGTAACAGATGATGAGAACTTCTTTGCATTATCATCATCGGCACAAGCACTATACCTTCATTTGTCGATGAGTTCAGATGACGATGGCTTCTGTAATCAAATATCGGTATCGATGTTTAAAGCACACGCAAGCGTTCAGGATTTGCAGGCATTATTAGAAAAAAGATATATATACCAATTTGAAAACGGTGTCATTGTTATTAAGCATTGGAGAATGGCAAACGCATTAAGAAAAGACAGATATACACCAACGGCATTTCAAGAAGAATTAGCAATGTTAGATATTAAGGAAAATGGTTCTTACACATGGTTACCGGATGGTTGCCAAGTGGTTGCCAATCGGTTGCCGCAGGATAGTATAGGTAAGGATAGTGTAGAAGAGGATAGTGTAGTTAAGGAGAGTAAAGGTAAAAAGAAAGAACCTACGGTGTACTATCCGACAGATGACCTTCTCAATCAGGCTTTCACAGATTACGTTGAGATGCGTAAGAAGATTAAGTCTCCGATGACAGAACGTGCCGTACAGTTAGCAATGGGTAACCTTGAGAAACTGTCCGGTGGAGACAATGACACTGCGATTCAGATATTGGAGCAATCGATTATGAATTCATGGAAAGGTCTGTTTGCTCTGAAAGAGGACAAGCAACAGAGCAATCAGAGAACCGGTGGGATAGATTGGAGTAATGTATGACAAGAGATGAAACAAAACGAATCATTCAGATTATGTGTGCTACATATCCGAACTACCATCCGAGCAATCTGACGGACACGGTGGATGCATGGCACTTAATGCTCAGTGAGTATTCCTACAATGAGATTGCGGTGGCATTAAAGGCATACATCACATCAGACACAAGCGGATTTGCTCCATCGGTAGGTCAGGTTCTTGGCAAACTGAAATTCATAGCGGCACCGGAAGAAATGACGGAGATGGAAGCATGGTCCTTAGTGAGCAAGGCACTTCGTAATGGATACTACGGAGCAGAGGATGAGTTTGAGAAACTTCCACCAATGGTGCAGAAGGCGGTAGGAAATCCATCAAACCTTCGTCAGTGGTCACAGACGGATGCAGAGAGCGTGGAGAACGTAATCCAATCGAATTTCCTGAGAACGTACAGAAGTGTTGTCAAAAGGGAAGCGGAGATACAGAGACTTCCCGGAGATATTCAGGCACTTATACAGAAGAATGACATGGCAATGCTTACGCAGAAGCGCACAGATTGACCGGAAATTACAGAGTAAAAGGAGAAAGAGTAATATGGCAGAAATAATGACGAGGAATTGTGAAATCTGCGGAAAGGAATTCACAACGAATAATCCGGTGACAAAGTACTGTTCCGTGGAATGCAGAAAGAAAGCAAAGGCAAGGTATCATGCAGGATGGCTTGCGCAAAAAAGAGAAGAGACGAGAAAGAGACTTGGCACAAGGATATGTGTGGTGTGCGGAAAAGAGTTTGAGCCGAGAAATTCCACCATATCAACGTGCGGACCTATCTGTTCTAAAGAAAGACAGAAGGCTCTTGACAAAGAGAGAAGCAGGGAAGCAAGGGCAGAGAAAAGAAATAAGAAAAAGAAAAAGTCAAAGATTGAGCCTGCGTGGAAGGTGAATGAAAAAGCAAGGGCAATGGGTTTATCTTATGGCAAGTACCAATTGAAGATGCAGATGGAAGCACAGAAGGCAGAGAGGGGGTGTAGGGAATGCCTACAAGTTACAGTAGTACCGATGTTAAGTGTCCGTTCTACATGACGGAAGACACAATGAAAATTCATTGCGAAGGGTTAGAAAAAGGGAGCAAAACTGTGTTAGAGTTTAAGAACAAGAGATTTAAGCAGGTAACAAAGGAGAAGTACTGTGAGAAAGACTATGAGAAATGCAAACTCTATCAGACTCTCGACAAGAAATACCAATAAGTATCACGCAAAGAAGACGATGGTAGATGGCATCACCTTTGATTCGTCCAAAGAAGCGCATAGATATCAGGAACTGAAGATGCTTGAGAAGGCGGGAGAGATATCGGACCTTCGGATGCAAGTAGAGTATGTGCTTATCCCGGAACAGAGAGAGCCATATACCATCGGCAAGCGTGGGGGAATAACAAAAGGGAAAGTGATTGAACGTAAGTGTTCATATGTAGCAGATTTTGTCTACAAAGAGAACGGAGAGACCGTGGTAGAGGATGTCAAGGGGATGCGGCTTCAGGATTATAAGATTAAGCGGAAACTGATGCTCTACTTAAACGGAATAAGGATAAGAGAGGTATAGATGATGGAGTTGTATATTGATGTTAAGTTAGACGAAGGTGCGAAGATGCCCACGAAGGCACATCCTACAACAGATGCAGGATTTGATTTGTACACACCGTATGAATTCACTGTAAAGGCAGGAGATTCTGCAACAGTGAAGACCGGAGTACATATGGTAATCCCAAGAGGATGGTGCGGTCTTGTGGTAAGCAAGTCAGGACTCAATACCAAGAATGATATCAAGACAACCGGATTAGTGGATAGCCATTACACCGGGGAGATTGTCATCAAGGTACAGAATCACGGCAAGGATGACTACCACTTCAACAAGGGAGACAAGGTATCGCAGATAGTATTACTTCCGGTGCCTGACATGGTTATCTTGGATGAGGTAAAAGACCTTCCGTTTACAGAACGTGGAGACAACGGATTCGGTTCGAGTGGGAGATAAGAAAGAAGGGAGTGAAATCAATCACTCCCTTTTATAATCCCTTCATTCTTCAGTTTGTATTCAATCAGGTCGATGATGTATTTGCTACATTCTCTCCTACCGTTTACTTCGGCTTCCCAACTTTGAATGGTCCTCTTAGGGATTCCAAAGTAGTCACCGAACTTCTGCTGAGACCATCCGGTCTGCTCTCTTAATTCTTTGATTGCCATGTTTGTTCTCCTTTACCATTCTACTATGAAACTGTCATCCATCTTTTCGAGCATTGCAATAAGTCTCTTTAACTTGCCGGTTTCACTTACCCAAATCTTGTATTCTTCTTCGCCTTCGAATCTGTCATCACATCTGCAATTTCCTTCTTCGTAGTAGCAAGATAACCAATACTTTGCTTCCTTTAGCATCCACTTTATTGTGATACCATTTTCAACACCATAGTACTGTTTCTGTGTGTCAAGTTCGGAAAGTCTTGTGCCGATAGTCAAATACTCGTTTCCGATGTCATTCATAATTCCATTCCATCTTGTGACTAATTTCTGATTGTTTACCTTCATGTTCTGTTCTCCTTTCATTAAAACACCAATTTCTTTAATCTTAAAAATGTATCATAGTCTACCTGACTACAACCAAAATAAATCTGCTGACATATTTTTTCGTATTCTTCCAAACTGTCGGAAATTTCATAAGCCTTCCGAATGCTTCTTAATAAAAACTTGATATGCTCTTTCATATCTTCTTCCTTTCTGCCGGTTTGACCTTCCCACCGGCAAGGTGTGTGTGGTTATTTGTATGTTGTGTATTTCTTTCCGTATATCGTCACTCCGTGTATTGGGTTTTCACAGTTGTCTATTACTTCCCACACCGTAGAAGGAACTTTCTCGCCACGCTTTATTGTTCTGCTTCTTCCTTCGTAACGCACCCATATAGTTTTATCTTCCCATACTGTAACGTGTTCTATCTTTGCCATGTATGCTCTCTCCTTTCGTTTAGCACTCACTGTGTGCCTGTGACTTTACTATAGCACACAATGTGCGCTATGTCAACAACTTTTTGAAAAGTTTTTCGAAAATGATTTTTTGAAGGGGTAGGTTAGAAAAGCAATCATGTGATTTGCTATGATTTAATCAAGGCGAGAAAGCGAGGGATATATGGGAAAAGTACGAAACACTGTCTCAGATAAGATTTGGGACACGATTAAATCAGAATATATCTCCTCAGACCAATCTAGTTACCGCCAACTAGAGAAGAAGTATGGTGTCTCTTACAACAAGATTCAGAAGAGAGCAACGAACGAGAATTGGTCTGCGGAAAGAGATAAGTACAAATCTGCTAGGCTAAATAAATCACTTGATTTGGTATGCGAGCATCAGGCAAATGAGTGTGCCAAAGCATTCATGGTGGCAAACAAACTCCTTGAGAAGATAGAGAGGTCTGTGGATGCCGTGGATGATGGTGACACCGGTGCTATCAAGCAATTGACCGGTGCGATTAAGGACCTAAAGGAAATCGGAATCTTCCGGGCAGACCTTGACAGAGCAGAGCAGATGGCACGAATCAAGAAGTTGCAGAAGGAAGCAGAAGAGGAACAGACGGATATGGATGTCACCATCACATTCAAGGGGGATGGCTATGGAGTATAACTTAGGGAGTGAGCCAAGTGAAAAGCAGAAACTGTTCCTTAAGGATACACACTTTGTGGTCATATTCGGTGGTTCGAGAGGTGGCGGCAAGTCATGGAGCGTAAGGACCAAAGCAATCATCCTTGCATTCACATTTCCGGGAATAAAGATGATGATTGTCCGTAAGACCTATCCTGAGTTGATGGCAAACCACATAAAGCCACTCAAAGAGACATTGAGAATCGGTCAGAAGGGTAGCGTTGCCAAGTACAACGATAGCAAGAAGGAGATTACCTTCAAGAATGGTTCAAGCATTCTATTCGGATTCTGTAACACCGACAAGGACATCGACAGATACCAAGGTACAGAAGTAGATGTGCTTTTCATTGATGAGGCAACACACCATAGCGAGGAAATCATCAAGAAGTTCATGGCTTGTGTGCGTGGTGTAAATGACTTCCCAAAGAGAATCTATCTGACTTGTAATCCGGGTGGGAAGGGACACGGATACATCAAGAGATTGATAGAAAGAAGATTTGAGAATGGGGAGAATCCTGATGACTATTGTTTCATCCAATCTCTTGTGACGGACAACAAGGTCCTTATGGAGAAAGACCCAAACTATATCGAACAGTTGAAAGCGTTGCCGCATAAACTCCGTCAGGCATGGCTTGAAGGAAGATGGGATGTTTTCCAAGGAGCGTACTTCGAAGAGTTCCGTGACAGACCGGATGAGCAGATGTGCTATGAATACGGAATCACACCGGAAGAAGCACTTGAGGAACACAGATTCACTCATGTTATCGAGCCATTCGAGATTCCGTCTGATTGGAAGATATTCCGGTCATACGATTGGGGATATGGAAAACCTTTTTCGTGCGCATGGTGGGCGGTAGATTACGAAGGTGTAGCATACCGCATCATTGAATTGTACGGATGCACACAGACACCAAATGAAGGTGTGAAGTGGTCAAACAAGCAACAGTTTGACAAGATAGCAGAGATTGAACGTGAACACCGGTGGCTCAAGGGGAAGAGAATACAAGGAGTTGCAGACCCTTCCATAT